GGCAGCAGCCAGCCGCGCGTCGAGGCGTACGGCAGCAGCCAGCCGCGCGTCGAGGCGTACGGCAGCAGCCAGCCGCGCGTCGAGGCGTCCGGCAGCAGCCAGCCGCGCGTCGTGGCGTCCGGACACGTGCAGCTATCGACGGCTGGCGCCGTCTCAGTGGAAGTCAAGCCAGATTCGCACGTCACTGTGCTCGCTGAAGGTGACGCCACCATCGACGGCACGCCCGCGCACGTGACGCGGAAGGAACTGCTCTCGTCGATCGAAGGCTGGTGCCAGGAATACGGTGTGCCCATCGTCGACGGGGTCGTCGTGCTCTACAAGGCCGTCAACGATCAGTACCGGAGCGGCTACGACTTCGACTACACACCCGGCTCGACGCCCATCGCGGCAGATTGGGACGGCGGCCAGGATGAATGCGGCAAAGGGCTGCACTTCGCTCCGCGGCCGGTCATGGCGCTCGGCTTCAACCGTGAGGCGACGAAGTTCGTCGCGTGCCCGATCGCGCTCGCGGACATCCGTGCGCCGCAGCCCGACGACAGTCACCCGACCAAGGTCAAGGCCCGCGGCTGCTGCGGGCCGGTGTTCGAGGTGGACATCGACGGCGACGCGCTCGTGCCGGCCACAGAGGCGGTGCCAGCGTGACGCTGCTGACCGCCATCCGTCAGTTCCTCTGCGGCCTTCACGGTCACGACGTGCTGCCGCAGTTCGATCCGAATCGCATGTATCTCCGATGCGTGAGCTGCGGCCACGAGTCGCCCGGCTGGGCGCTCGACGGCCCGACGCCGGCGCCGATCCGTCCGAAAGTCGTGCGGTTTCGGAAACGGATGGCCGCGTGAGCATCGTCCAGATCTACGCCGACTCGAAGGGCGGTGGCACGTGCCGCTCGTGCGGTGCCGATGTCGAGTGGGCCGAGACGGTCAAGAACAAGAAGCGGATGCCGTTCAACCCGCCGATCGTTGCGGTGCGTTCACAGGGCAGCATCCTCGAGGGCAACGGCCGGGTCATCGAGGACGTCGACACGACAGTCACGACGAGTCATTTCGCGACGTGTCCAGACGCAAAGGATTGGCGGCGCCGCTGAGTGCCGAACGCCACCGAGAAGCATCAGATGGTGGGCCACATCAACCCGCACTGTCGACGCTGCGGTCGGACGCCGATGCAGATCGCGCGCGTGCCGCTGATGCCGTGTCGGGTGATGACGTTGCCGTTCGAGGAGAAGCCTGCGCCGGCGAAAGCGGATCTGAAGCCGACGTGGGAGAGGAAGGCCGCATGTTGACGCCGATTCGACGGATTCGTGTGACGCCGAAGCTGCGCTACTACATCGCCTTGGCGCGCCGGGCTAATCAGATGGCCGACCAGCACGGCGGCAACAGCGTGTACGACCTGCAGCTCGTGAATCTCGCGACGGCCGTCTTGAACCAGCTACGCCGACAGGAGGCTGCGCGTGCGCGCCGGCTCGCACGCCTTAGGACGTTGCCGAAGCCGAGGATGGCCGGCGTCGTGGAGGTGCAGCTGCGCCGGAGACGACGCGCGTGAGCATCACGGTCGTCGGCTACGCGTTCGGCTTGTCGCTGCCGTCGAACGAGAAGTGGCTCCTCGTCTGCCTGGCCGATTACGCGGACGAGTGGGGCGACTCGATTTTTCCGACCCTCGAAACTCTTGCCGAGAAGTCGGGGATGTCGGAGGACACGATCAAGCGGGCGCTCCGGAAACTCATCGACCGCGGCGTCGTCGAGCGCATCGCGATGTCGACGCCGGTCTCGCCCGCGTTCTACCGGATCCTCGGCGTGCCCGAACCGAAGAAGTTCGAGAAGGAACCGACCTGCCCGCCGTCGCTCCGGCGGGCGGCGATCTATCTCTTCGCGGCGCGCTGCGAGTACTGCGGGCAGCTCGGCACGAAGGATCTCGGCCCAGACCATAAGCCATGGACGATCGATCGGGTCGTACCGGGTAAGCGCGGCGGCGTGTATTCGCCGGATAACGTCGCGCTGGCCTGTCGATTCTGCAACACCAAGAAACGCGCTAATCCGGCTCCGGAAGGCACGCGAACGCTCGCGGACCTCCAAAGGGGGAGCCAGCAAAATGCGCCCTCCTCTACAGAAGAGCAGGCCGGCAATTTGCCTGCCTGGGAGGGTGGTAAATCGCCGGCCTCCGAGGGGGGCACCGTGCACCCCGATCCGTTAGTTGATCCGTCCGTTGATCCGTCATCAGAAAAAGCAGGGGCTGCGCCCCGCCCCCCTGCGGAAGCTGTGGAAAAACCAGATCGGAACATCGGCGTCATTACGAAGCTGGCGCATGAGACCTACGACCTCTTGGGTCGAGGCGCTGCCGACGGCGACCTAACCGAAACCGTGAAGAGCCGCTGCGCCAGCTTGGGCATCGCCTACAACAGCGACGTCGTCAGAAGGGCGCTCGACTCGGCGAAGTGGCAACGCGAGCACTGCGGCCAGGAGGCACTGATCTGATGGCGCGCAATCGCCAGCTCGTTCGGATCCTCGCCTTGATTCGGGCGCTGCGCGAGCGCCGTCGAGAGCTTCATGAACTCGTCGTGATCGGTGGCGTGACGACCCGCACCATCCGGCGCGACTTGGACGTCATCTCGTGTTCGGGAATTCCGATCAGGAACATCGTTGAAGGTCGAGGCCCAGGCGTCGTCGGCTTTTGGTGGATTCCGCGCGAGTGGAACCTCTGATGGCCGTGCAGCGCGAGAAGGTCGAGCAAGCCCACATCGTGCAGCTGCTGCGCTCGTTCGGCCGGGTGTACGTGATGGGCACGCGCCGGCGGAGTGGCGACTTCCAGGGCACGATGCAGTCGCCGGGAATTCCTGACCTGCTGGCGTTCCTGCGGCCGCCGCCGCTGCGGCGCTACGACCCCGCGCAGGGCCAACCGTTCATGCGGTTGCTGTTTGTCGAGTGCAAGGCGCGCGGTAGACGGCTCCGTCCAGAACAGCAGCTGTTTCGCGACGAGGCCGTTTCCGCCGGCATCGCGCACGTCGTCGGCGATCTCGATGCCGTCATCGCGTGGCTGATCGACGCCGGCTACTTGAAGGCAGACAGCGTGCCCCATTACCGACAACCCGCCGCGGCGGCCGCGGCCAGGAGCGTGTGACATGGCGAAGCCCGCGAAGAAAGCGAAGCGCGCGAAGGAGGTCAAATACGAGCTCATCGAACCGACGAGCGACGTCGGCCGCCCGATGTACAAGCGGCTGCAGCGGATCGTCGACGCGCATCACGAGGAAGTGACCGACGCGCGCATCGCGCTCGCCTGGTGCCGGTCGTGGAACCCGGACGTCGACGGGCGGGTCACGCTCGGTAAGTGCAAAAAGGCTACCGACCTCGATCGCGAGCTCGCGCCCTACGACTTCGTCATCATGCTCAGCCCGGAGTTCTGGCTGAACGCGCGGGTCACCGACGCGCAGCGTGAGGCGCTGCTCGACCACGAGCTGATGCACGCGGCCGTCTCGTACGACGACGACGGGTTCCCGAAGGTCGACGAGCGTGGCCGCAAGGTCTACCGGATCCGGAAGCACGACATCGAGGAGTTCGGCGACGTCGTCGGGCGGCACGGGTGCTACAAGCGCGACCTCGAGCTGTTCGCGGCCGCGCTCGAGCGCGCGAGGGTGGGCGGGCGCGAATGGGTCAGCGCGACGGCGCTGCTGCAGCTGCTCGAACGCGCGAACGCGCCGGTCACACCGGAGACCGTGGCCGAATGGACGCAAGTCGAACGGCGCGAGGCGCGGGAATGGGCCAGGCTCCGCGCGGAACTGGCCGCCAGCGGGCGGCCGGCGCTCTCCGAGATCGACGTGGACTGTCCGGCGCACGTGAAGGCGGCGGTCGTGCCGAAGCGCGACAGCCTCGGCGTCGTCCCAACGAGCACGCACTGACGCCACCATGATCCTGCAGGGCGATTGCCTCACCGTGCTCCCGACGCTGCCGGAGAACTCCGTGCACTGCGTCGTGACGAGCCCGCCGTACTGGTCGCTGCGCGATTACGGCGTACCGCCGACGGTCTGGGGCGGTAATCCCCGTTGCGAACACGAGTGGGTCTCAGCGGGATCCAAGGAGGGATTCGCCGGAAAGGACCGGTGGCAGCACCGCCGGAATGGCAAAGGGCAGGAGACAGCGAAGCACCGACACACGACGCAGATCGCGCGGTCATCGTGCCCGGAAGTCTGGAAGCCGATCGAGCAGGGCGGATTCTGCCGACACTGCGGCGCGTGGCGCGGCGTGCTGGGCCTCGAGCCGACGCCGGAGCTCTACATCGAACATATCGTGCTGCTGTTCCGAGAGGTCCGTCGCATCCTGCGGAAAGACGGGACGTTGTGGGTGAACCTTGGCGACTCCTACGCGAACGACGTGAAGGGGTCGCGCGGCATTTATCCGGCCTCGACGACGTCGACGCTCGGATCGCCGGACTACGAGTCACGTGCGCAGCATCGCGTGCAAAAGGGCTGGCGAGGGTCAGGGCTGCGCATCAAGAAGAAGGACCTCATCGGCATCCCGTGGTTGGTGGCGTTCGCGCTCCGTGATGACGGCTGGTATCTGCGGCGCGACATCGTGTGGGACAAGCCGAACCCGAAACCTGAGAGCGCGCTCGATCGCCCGAGCACCAGTCACGAGTACCTGTTCATCTTTTCGAAGCGCGCGAACTACTACTACGACCAGGTCGCCGTCCGCGAGTACGCCACGTACGGCAACCACAAACATCGCAACGCCGTCGGGCCCGTGCCGTCGCACGATCCGCACGACGGGCGGCCGCACACCGGGCTCCGTGAAGTGGCCGGCGCCGGCGCCGGGCGGAACTGTCGGTCGGTGTGGCGTATTCAGGTGCGTCCCTATAAAGAGGCGCACTTCGCCACCTTTCCCGAGGATCTGCCGGCCCGGTGCATTCGTGCGGCGACGAGCGAGCACGGGGCCTGCGCGAGTTGCGGCGCACCGTTCCGACGCCAGGTGCGCAAGGGCGACTGGAACCCGATGCAGCTCGCCGTCGCGGGCGCCAACGTGAAGGGCGAGTACCGCGGCAACGCGACGAAAGCGTACGGCCGGGGCGCGCAGAACGCGAGCGAATTGAAACGCCGGATCCTGGCCGGCATGCGCGAGCGCATCACCATCGGGTGGGTGCCGACTTGTAAGTGCACGCAACTCGCTCCTCCAGTGCCGTGCACCGTGCACGACCCGATGTCCGGATCTGGTGCGACTGGTGCGGCCGCCGTGCGACTCGGTCGCGCCTTTGTCGGCATCGAACTCAATGCCGACTACATCGAGATGGGCGAGCGCCGACTCGCAAAGGCTGCCGAGCCGCCAAAGGTGCCGCGGAAGAAGAAGGCACGCGCGGTCATCGTTGAGATCGATGAACCGCTGCCGTTTCCTGACCAGGAGACCGCATGAGGAAGCCGCGCAACCCGTCGCCGCCCTGTGACTGCGGCTGCGAACGGCCCGTACTCGGGCGCGGCCGATTCGCCACGCGCGCGTGCTGGGCGCGCACGATGAACGCGAGCTGGTCACCCGAACGGAAGCACGCCCGTTCATCCAAGGCGGGCCGCGCGAGGCAGGCGAATCGCGAGCGCAGCCATCCTCGACTCAGCGCGAGCTCGAGGCTTCTGTGATGCGCAAGTCGAAGCTCTCCGAGAAGGAACGGCGGTTTGTGGATGCGTACCTAGGGTCAGCCGCGGGCAACGCGACGAAGGCGGCGAGGCTCGCCGGTTACGCCGCTCGGAGCGCGCACGTCGCCGCTGCGAGGCTGCTAAAGAAAGATAAGGTGAAAGCCGCGATCGCGGCGCGTCAGGCCAAGGCCGCCGCGTCTGCTGACGTCACGGCAGAGCGCGTCGTGCAGGAGCTCGCCCGTATTGGCTTCGCGGACATCCGGCAACTGTTCGGCGCCGACGGGAATCTGAAGCCGGTGACTGAGCTGCCTGACGATGCCGCCGCCACCATCATCGGGATCGATGTCGCCCGAGGAAAGACGACCACGACGGTCGGCGACAAGCAGACGGTAATGGTCGAGGATGCGGTCGTGAAGATCCGCGCGGCGGACAAGATCGGCGCGCTGAGCCTGCTCTGTCGGAAGCTGGGGCTGCTGCGCGACAAGGTGGACGTGTCGGGCAAAGTGACGCTGGCGGACGTCCTTGATCGATCGTGGGGGCCGAAGTCTGATGCGTGATCCTCAGGCGCTGGCCGACCAGATTCAGCGCTGGCGCGAGAACCCGCGCGCGTTCGCCTACGAAGAGCTGCACTTCGAAGCCGGCGATCCGTGGCAGGACGAAGTGCTGCGGGTGTTCCCCTCACAGGATCCCGACAAGCTCCGCATCTCGATGCAGGCGTGTACCGGGCCTGGCAAGACGGCGATCGAGGCGGTGTGTAACCTCAATTTCATCAGCTGCTATGGGACCAAGACCGAACACCCGCAGGGGCTGTGCACGTCCATCACCGAAGACAACCTCAACGCGAATCTCTGGAAGGAACTCGCGGTGTGGCAGGCGCGGTCGGAGTATCTGCGGGCGGCGTTCAAATGGACGGCGACGCGGTTTTCGTCGGTCGATCACCCTGAGACCTGGTTCCTCGAGGCGCGGACGTGGAGTAAGCGGGCCGATCCGGAGACGATGGGCCGCGCGCTCTCCGGGCTGCACGCGCCGTTCGTGATGGTGACGCTGGACGAGTCGGGCGACATGCCGGTGCAGATTCTGCGGTCCGGCGAACAGATCTTTTCGTCGCGGTACCGGTGGGCGAAGCTGCTGCAGGGTGGCAACCCGACCAGCCTCGAAGGCGCGCTGCACCATGCCGCGTCGGTCGCGCGGCACCTCTGGTACATCGTCCGGGTCACCGGCGATCCCGACGATCCGCTCTGCGCCAAGCGCGTCAATCGCGAGAACAACCGCGAGCAGATTGCGCTCTACACGCGCGAGAACCCCTGGGTCAAGTCCACGATTCTCGGCCTCTTCCCTCCGGCGTCGATCAATGCGCTGCTCGGTGTCGACGAGGTCGAGCTCGCGATGCGTCGCCATCTTCAGCCGGACCAGTACAACTGGGCGCAAAAGCGGGTGGGCGCCGACGTCGCCAGGTACGGCGGCGATCGCACGGTGTTCTTCCCGCGGCAAGGGTTGGCGGCGTTCCGACCGCGGATCGAACGCTGGCCGGTGGACAGCGCCGTGTCGGTGCTGATCGCCAACGCGATCATGACCTATCACCAGCGCTGGGGTTGCGAGCAGGCGTTCCTCGATGCGACGGGTGGCTGGGCGGCTGGGGCGCGGGACATCCTGGTCTCGCAGGGCTTCCCGCCGATCGACGTGGACTTTTCCGCGACGGACACGAATGACCGCCGCTACTACAACCGCCGCTCCGAGGTGCATTTCGCCGCCGCGAAGTGGGTGCAGGGCGGTGGCGCGTTGCCGCCCATTCCTGAACTCGTGGCCGAAGCGACTGCGTCGACGTACACGTTCTACAAAGGCAAGTTGCTGATCGAGGACAAGGACCAGGTGAAGAAGCGTCTCGGCCGGTCACCGGATTTGTGGGACGCGTTCGTGACGACGTTCGGGTTGGTCGAGATGCCGAGCGCCGCCGCGGTGGCCAGCATGCCGGGGAACCAGCAGCGGCAGACCAAGAGCGACTGGGATCCTTACGCCGAGGAGCGCACATGAACAAACGGCGCCGGTTCAAGGCGAAGCGTCGCCGTCGTGTCCGGGTGCTGGCGCAGCGGTTGTGGAAAGCCTGGGCTGACTACACGTGGTTCGGTATCGACGTCGGCGCTGGCGCTGACTGGACCGTGACCTTAGAGATCCCGCGAGGTGCGCGCTGATGGACTGGTATCGCCGCTTTCGCAAACAGCAGAAGGAGCCAGACACGATGGCCGACACCGATCAGCCGACCGAGCCGAACCCGAACGGCGACGAGGCCAGCGAGCCGCTACCCGTCGCGACGATGACGATCACGCTCTTCGACAACGGCAAGGTCACCGTCCAGGGCCCGACCAAGGACGCCGCGACGATGTACGGGCTGCTCGAGCTCGCGCGGGAGACCTATCTGAAGCATCGACTGGAGTCGATGCAGCCGAAGGGACCGGCGATCGTCGTGCCGCGGCCCGGATTTCGGATGCCAAAGTTCGGACACCACTGACATGGCGACCGCCTGGACGCGCACCGGCGACACCTACACGGCGACGCAACGACAGCTCATGCTGATCGTCGAGAACAGCGACGGTCTCGTCGCGCTCTCCGACCAGCGCGGGCACCACGTGGTCATCAGCGATCGCCAGGACGGGGCGGCTGCTGCTCGCGACGCCATCGCGATGCTCCAAGGACTGATTGCCCATCTCCGATCGTGGCGACCCGAGAAGCTGCTGTACAACGTGCTCGAGGCGGTGCGCGAGGGCTACGACACGTCCGACCTCATCGCCGCACATCTGCAGGCCAGCCGCAAGAGCGTCGCGCGCGACCTCAACAGCCTGACCCGCTGCGGGACGCTCACGCGGCTGCGTGAGCCACAAGTCCACGCCGGCCGCCCGTCGTATCGCTATCGCATTGTCGCAACCAACGACGCCATTGTCGCGCGGTAAGCCACACCGTTCCTGATCGGTCTCATGCATCCTGCCTGCACATGGCAGGTGCGATGCCGCCGGCTGGTCCGCTCGGCCCCGTCTTCGATCCCCAAGCCTTTCAACGCTGGATCCAAATGGCGTACGCGACGGCGTTTCAGTCGGCGCAGCGCCAGCGCCAGAAGGCCAGCGCCGCGGCCGGGTGGCGGATTCGCACGCGGAGCCCCGGCGCGTCATCGACGCCGAAGGGCACCTTGCTCGGGAACGCGTCGCCGTGGGTCCCGACCGGCGTGACGCCGACGTTTGGGACGGGCTACGGCCGGACGTTGCTGGGGGCGCCATGACGCGACGCGGCGTCATTCGCATTCCGAACAATGAACCGGAGACGTGGGCGCCAATGACGCCACGCGAGGACGAAGAGCCGTCCGTAGAGTCGCCGCCCACCTACGAACTCGACGCGCACGATCTGCGACCGATTGACGTACGCGCGAAAGCGGCTGAGCCGTCGAGGCGTTCACGCTGATGCCTGAACTGCGACTCCAGAAGACGCGCGAGGCGTACCAGCAGCCCAATCACTTTGATTGCGTGACGGTCTTGTCGGATGGGACGCGACTGCCTCCACGCGCGACCCGCTGTATCTGCAACGACGCGGCGGGCGTGCCGCCTGGTGTCGCCGTACCGTGTCCGCAGCACCCAACGCGCACGGTGCGCCTCGGACCGGTCGGAGCGCAGGACTGATGGCGGCGGCCTACACCGACACGCCGGCGGATCGCTTGGCGAAGCTCCAACGCTATCAGTCGATCAGTGGCGAGCTCGACACCGAGAAGCAGTCGTTCATGCCGACGTGGCGCGAGACGGCGAACTTTCTCTATCCGGTGCGGCCGCGCGGCTTTTCGACGCCAAGCAGCGAGCGGAATCAAGGCGCTCGCCGTTCCCAGCAGATTATCGACGAGACTGGCATCTTCGCGCGGCAGACGCTGCGATCCGGCCTGCACGGCGGCCTGACCTCACCGGCGCGCCCATTCATGCGGCTGTCCACCCCGGACCCGAGCCTCGCGAAATTCGGCCCGGTGAAGCAGTGGCTGCACGACCTGACCGAGCGCATGCACGTCGTGTTTCAGCTCTCGAACCTGTTCAACGCGCTCCCCCTGGTCTACGACGACATGGGCACGTTTGCCACGGCCGCGGTCGGGCTCCTCGACGACCCGGGCGACGGCAGTCGGCCTGGCGACCTCTTCCGCTGCTATCCGTACCCGATCGGCAGCTATGCGCTCGGGATGGACAACCGCGGGCTCGTGACGACGTTCGTGCGCGAGTACGTGAAGACGGTGGACCAGCTGATTCAAGAGTTCGGTGGGGAGAACGGCCGGCCGCTGCGGCGCCGCGGCGACCACATCGATCGCTCGCGGTTCTCGCAGCAGGTCCTTAACGCCTGGGACAACGGCAAGCGCGAAACGCCGGTCGAAGTCTGCTGGATCGTGCTGCCCAACGATGAACCGGACGCCGACAGCCTCGGCTATCGCGCGTTCCCGTGGACGTCCTGCCACTTCGAAAAGGGCCGCACCGATGCCGGGCCACTGCGGGAGTCGGGTTTCCAGGAGTTCCCGATCCTCGCGCCGCGCTGGTTCGCGAGCGCCGAGGACACCTACGGCACGGACTGCCCGGGTCTGACCGCGCTTGGTGGCGTAAAACAGCTGCAGACCGAGCAGAAGCGCAAAGGCCAGGCGATCGAGAAGGGCGTGAACCCGCCGATCGTGGGCCCGGCCGCGCTCATGCGCCAGAAGGTGTCGGTCCTGCCGGGCGACTTCACGCCGGTCGACGAACGGGACGGGCTCCGCGGGCTGCGGCCGATCTACGAAGTCCCCGCGCAGTACCTGCAGTACCTGAGCGAAGACATCCGTGAGGTGCAGGACCGGATCAATCGGGCGTTCTACGTCGACCTGTTCCAGATGCTGGCGTACTCCGATGCGCAGCGCGGGTCCCAGCCGCCGACGGCCCGCGAGATCGACGAGCGTCACGAAGAGAAGCTGATGGCCCTCGGGCCGGTGCTCGAGTCGACGATCGACGAGCTGCTCGACCCAATGATCGACCGCGTCTACGGGATGATGGACCGCGCCGGGCTGATTCCGCCACCGCCGCCCGACCTCGAGGGCGTGACGTTGAAGGTCGAGTACATCTCGATCATGGCGCAGGCGCAGAAGCTGCTCGGCATCGCGCCGCTCGATCGCCTGCTCTCGATGATCGTGCAGTCCGCGCAGACGGTGGGCCCAAGCATCCTGCTGAAGCTCGACACCAACAAGTTCGTGGACGAGTACGCGGACAAGCTCGGGGTCAACCCGGGGCTGATTCGGTCGGACGAGGACGCCAACGCGATGCTGCAGGCGCAGCAGCAGGCGGCGCAATCGCAGGCTGACGCCAAGTCTGCGCAGCAGCTCGCCGGCGCCGCGGCGGCGCTGGGGAAGACCCCGATGACGGGTGATACCGCGCTCACGCGCGTGCTGGAAGGAGCCGCAGCCGCATGAAGACTCGACTTTCGATTCCGCTTGCCGTCGCGTGGTTGGTGTTGTGGACGTCGGCCGCCTTCGCGCAACCGATCGCACCGGTCCTGCGCGATGACTCCTGCAGCGCGACCGTGGCGCCCGCGGGCGTGTCTGCGGCGAGCGCGCAGCGCAACTGTACCGACGGGACGGTCTACGTCAGTACCGGATCGACCTGGGTGAAGCACGCGGGCGGCGGATCGTTCTCAGGGACCGACATCGGGGCGGATGGCGTCACGCTGACGAATGGCGGTACGGTCAAAGGGTCCACGACGACAGCACAGACGTGGCTGCTCCAGGCGTACGACAACAACACCGGTCCGGGCTACGTGACGTTCTGCACGTTCACGAACGGGAACACGCCGAGCATGGCCTGTTCGCCGCCGGCGGGTGGCGCGACGATGACGTTCACGTCGCCGACGTTGGTGACGCCGGCGCTCGGCACGCCCGCGTCGGGGACCTTGACCAACGCCACTGGCCTGCCGATCAGCTCGGGCGTCTCGGGCCTCGGCGCGAACGTGGCGACGGCGCTCGCGGTCGCCGTTGGGTCCGCCGGGGCGCCAGTCGTCAACGGCGGTGCGCTGGGCACGCCGTCGAGCGGGACACTGACCAGCGCGACTGGTCTGCCCATCTCGACGGGCGTCTCTGGTCTCGGCACTGGTGTCGCGACGGCGCTCGGGGTGAACGTGGGCAGCGCGGGCGCGCCCGTGCTGTTCAACGGGGCGGGCGGGACGCCGACGAGCCTGACGCTCACCAACGCCACGGGCCTGCCAGCGACTGGTGGCGTCTGGGGAAGCGGGGCGCTGGTCACGAAAGCCGCCGACGAGACGACGGCCAATTACACAGCCGGCGCGGTGGTCCCGTGGACCGCGGAGGACCACGACGACACCAGCTTCCACGATAACAGCACCGCCAATTCGCGGATCACGATTCCGGCGGGCGTGACGCGGGTGGATCTCACGGCGAGCATCTACATCACGAGCCTCACGGCGAACTACATCAGTGTGCAATTCCTCAAGAACGGCGCGACGGAGTTTGCCGGCGCGGCGGCGGCTGATTCCATTGTGGCAGGGGTCAGCACGCGGCAGACCAACATCAGCGCGACGCAGGTGCCGTGCACCGCCGGCGACTACTTTGAAGTGTTCCTGTTCATCTCGACGGACAACAGCGTCACGATCGAAGCGAATTATTCCAACTTTGCCGTCACGGTGATCAAGTAGGCCGATGCTCCCGCTGTTCGCGCTCCAGTTCGACGCGACGATTCACCTGAGCGACCTGATCGCGTATGGCGGGTTGCTCGCGCTGGTCTGGAAGATCTTCCTCCAGTTTCGCGACGATCTGAGGGAAGTGAAGCGCGCGCTGGGGAGTGACGGGCCGCCTCCGAGCGGGTTGATCGCCGACGTGCGAGTGCTGGAGATCGTTGGACAGGAGCACCGCGACTGGCTGATTCGTGCCGGGCTCGACCGGCGATCGGGGCGCACCGATCGGCGCTTCGTCGGGTACGGCGCTGACATGCACGAGGACAGAGGGTGACGCAGCTCGTTCGCAGCGCGAGCGATGCGAAGCAGGTCGCCTACGCCGAGAAGGTGAAGGAGCGGCGTGAACAGGAACGTCGCGACCTGGTGCGTGCGCAGATGAGTAGCCCGCAGGGTCGAGCGTTTGTCTGGGGAGAGCTGGCGCGACTCGGGGTGCACGACTATGAAGCCGGGCCGCTGCCGATTGAGAGCTTGGCGTACTACACCGGTCGGCGCGCCGGGGGCGGCGAGCTCGCAGCGGAAGTCCGGTTCCATCACCCGGATCTGTATCACGTGATGATGCAGGAAGCCGCGGCACGCGGACGACACGAGGAAGAAGCGATCACGGCCGCCGTTTATGGGCGGCAGAAGAAACGCGACGAGGAGACGACCGACACCGACGATTAGGGTTGCACGGACGCGCGAGGGGTAGCTCCCCAACACCGTCGCCCACGGTTACGCGCGGACGGACAAGGGCGGATCAGCGAAGGGCCGCTGACTGATGACGCTACCTCGCGTCGTGAGTCGCGGCCCTTTTGCTTGTTCGCCCTGCTTTTCACGAGGAGCAGGACATGGCCGACGACAAGCCCGCCGAGAAACCAGCGACCGAGCAGAAGCCGGTCGTCGACGAAAAACCCGTCGAGAAGCCCGCGGAAACACCGGCCGCCGAGGCAACGACGGAGAAACCTGCGGAGCCCGAGAAGCCCGCAGCGCAGCCGGACGCGAAGCCAGCCGAACCCGGGAAGCCGGACGCGAAAGCGGAGGTACCCGAGAAGTACGCACTCACGCTGCCGGAGCAGACCGACTTCGACGCCGCCGACCTCGAGCTGTTCGGCGCCGAAGCGAAGGCGCTCGGTCTCACCAACGACCAGGCGCAGGCGCTCGTGAACACGCGCGCCGCCACCGTGCAGGCGCTCAAGGTCCAGTACGGCGAGGACGCTGAAAAGGACCCCGAGATCGGCGGGGCGAAGTTCGAGGAGACGGTCCGGCTCGCGCGCGTCGGGCGCGACTGGCTGTTTCCGCCGAACAGCGAGGGCGCGACGCTCGTGACCGCGCTCCTCGACAAAACCGGACTCGGCAATCACAAGGAAGTGCTCCGCGCGTTCGCGCGGGTCGGCAAACAGAAGAAAGAGGACACCGCGGTCCAGCCGGGCCAGCAACCGGCGAAGCCGCAGCAGAAGTCGCTTGAAGAGCGGCTCGTAGGCGCGTAGCGCGCCGCGCAGCTGCACAGGAGTCAGCCTATGAAGTTCGTCTCTGCCGTCGCCCTGCTGGTGCTCGTCGGGCTCGTGTTGCCCCTCGATGCCGCCACCGCCGGCGCGACCTCGTCCAGCGCCACGCACGGCGCCTTGTACTACCTCGGGATCGCCGGCGGGCTCGCGCTGTTCGGTGCGACGCTCTCCACCATCCATCCGACGTACCTCGATTTCATGGCGGCACTCGATCCCAACGACCGCGTCGCGGCGGTCATCGAGTCGATGAATCAGACGAATGAGGTGCTCGATGACGCCGTCGTCATCGAAGGCAACCTGCTGACCGGGCATCAGTCCGTGGTACGGACGGGCATCCCGGCACCGACCTGGCGGAAGTTGTACGGCGGGGTCCAGCCGTCGAAGTCCACGCGCGTGAAGATCACCGACGACTGCGGCATGCTCGAAAACTACTCGGAGATCGACAAGGCGCTCGCCGATCTGAACGGCAACGCCGCGGCCTTCATGGCCTCCGAGCATATGGCGGTCCTCGAGGGCTTCAATCAGGAAGTCGCGTCGACGCTGTTCTATGGCAACTCGGGCACCGAGCCTGAAGCGTTCACGGGCATCGCGCCGCGCTTCAACCTGACGACCGCCGAGAACGGCGACCACATCATCCTCGGCGGGAGCGCGGACACCGACAACACGTCGATCTATCTCGTCGTGTGGGGCCGAAACAGCGCACACCTCTTCTATCCGAAGGGCAGCAAGGGCGGGTTCCAGGTCGACGACAAGAAGCAGGTCACGATCGAGAACATCGACGGCAACGGCGGGCGGATGGAAGCGTACCGCACGCACTTCCGCTGGGACGTCGGCTTCGCGCTGCCGGACTGGCGCCAGATCGTGCGGATCGCGAACATCGAAGTCTCCGCGCTGACTGGTGACGCGGCCTCGGGCGCCAAACTCATCGACCTGATGACGCAGGCCCTCGAAATGGTGCAGTCGCTCACCGCGGGCCGGCCGGCGTTCTACGTCAACCGCACCATCAAGGCGTTCTTGCGCCGTCAGACGGTGGCCAAGGTCGCCGGCTCGACGCTCGCGATGGAAGACATCGCCGGCAAGCCGGTGTTGACGTTCGGGGGCGTGCCGGTGCGCCGGACCGACGCCATCGTCAACAACGAAGCGCTCGTCGCGTAGGTCCAATCCTGATGGCTGGGCGGCGTGCCGCCGCCCGGTCTCGTTCACTTTTTGCGAGGGAGTCAGACCATGAAGAAATTCGCTCTTGCGGTGCTGGCGCTGATGGCGTGCAGCATCGCGCTCGTCGCATTCGCCGTTCCGATCGGCACCGCTCTGACGGTACTCGGCATCGGCACGCTCGCGGCGTTCGGCATGGCCGTGCTCGATGAACGGCTGGAGTTCGCCGACGCCGTCTCGGTCGCCGCGGCCGCCGGCACGGCGCTCATCGGCGACGTGATCGATCTGTCGGTCATCCGCGACATCGGCGCGGGCCGGCCGACGCTGTACTTCGTGATCACGGTCGACACGGAGATCATCACCGGCGGCAACGCGGGCACGATCCAATTCCAGCTCGTGTCCGACGCGCAGGCCGCCATTGCTACCGACGGCACGGCGACCGTGCATTACGCCAGCCGTCTGTTCGTGACCGACGATGCGGCGGCCAACGACAGCGTCATGAACGCCGGTCGCCGACCGGTCTGCGTGGCGATTCCCTTGGAAGGAGTCGCCTACGAGCGCTACCTCGGCGTCCTCGCGGTCATCGCGACCACCACCGTCACCGCCGGCAAGATCAACGCGTTCCTGAACTTTGACCCACCGGCGGGCTGGAAGCCGTACCCGGACGCGCTGTAACCCTGTGACGGCATCGGGGGCCGGGCCTGCGCGCTCGGTCCCGATGCCGTCGTGTTTGCGAGGCAGAGCACATGGCAAAGGACATCACACGGTCGCGGACCACGCCGACGAGCTCCGGCGCGCCGGACTCGTTGCGCGTGCGCGCGACACAGGACGGGTTCTACGGCGTCGGCGAGGGCGCGTCCCGGATTCGCAAGGGGCAGCGGTTCACGCTGAAAGATCCGACGCACTTTTCCGAGAAGTGGATGGAACGCGTGCCGGAGAGCGAGCCCGACGACGTCGAGCAGCTGCGCCAGGCCGCGCACACCCGACCCACGCGGCGGCGACCCGACGCGGTGTACCAGCCACCGACGCCAGCGTCGCCGTCGAGCGACTCGAGCAAGCCGACCGGCGATCAGGACGTCCTCGGAGACGACCGCGCGTGACACACCCGTCGCCGCCCACCTGCCCGCGCTGTGGGCGGCCCTTCACCTGCGCCAACCCGTGCGTACGGCGTGACGCCGTTGTGATCGGATGTCGGACCTGTCGCCGGCAGACGGCGCCTCAACCCCGGCGGCGCAAGTCCCAATGAGTTTCTTTTCGCAGGTCTTCGACTTCCCGCTCAAGACCGGCGGCGCCGGCGCGCAGACGGAGACGTTGTACGACGCCGATCACGAGCCGAAGGCGTTCGTCTTCGCCAACCCCTTCAAGAAATACGTGGGTGGGCTGGGGGGCCCCGCGCATCACTTCGCGGTCGGCCTGGACGACGGCCACGGGCATGCCGGCGGGTACGCGGCCGGTGGCGGGGTGTTCCTCTCCGGCGACAACACCGTACAGACCGCCTCCGATACGCACTCGATCGAATGCGTCCAGAACATCGCGATTCTGATCAACGCCCTGCGCGCGCGCGGCAAGGTGACGGCCGTGGCGCCGGGCTCCTTCATTCTCACGACGGATGTGCTCGGGGGTGATGGAGAGGGCGTCGGGATTAACGCGCTCGCGCTGGGTGGCGACGAGCTCGACGCAACGGTCAAGTTCTTCAACCCCGACACGGTCGGCGAGCACGTGGTGAATGGCTGGGGGTTCGATCCCAAGGTCCTGATCGCGATCTGCAATCCGCTCGCGCGTGGGACCGATGTGCGGTCGGCCGGGGCCTACGCGTCGGTGGGCTGGTCCGTGAAGTGCGAAGGGAAAGGGGCCTGCGTCGCGTCCAGCGACACCGGCGGCGGCACGACGAACGCGGTCAGCTATCAACGGCAAAGCCGGTTGATCGCTCTTGTGCATCCGGGCGGCGCCGGCAGCGTGTTGATGGAGTGTGCCGTCAGCGCGTGGGGCGCGGACAGTGTCACCATCAACGTGCTGACGTCGAGCGCGGGCGTGTATCTGACGCTCCTCGCACTCGGTGGCAACGTGGCCGGCAACGTGGGTCGCTTCACGCAGGGCGACGCGTCGTTTGCGTTTCCCGCGCTCGATCCGCGGGCCATTCTCGTGACCAGCAACGGCCGCATTGCCGGCGAGAGCGTCGTCCGCGATGGCCAGATTTTGCTGGGCATGTGGGCGCCGCCGAAATTGCCACAACCCGTCACGCCCTCGAAGTTCAATCAGATCTATTCCTGGATCGCCGTGAAGGATGCCAAGACCCCGAGCGGCTGGTGCTCAAAGTCGCGCGGCCAGACCGATCCGATCGTGGTCGGAACGCCGAACGGCAGCGGCACCACGGTGCAGGCGGCGGGGATCTTCGGCGATGTCATCGGTGGACTGGCCCCGCTGATCTGGACCGTGGATGACGGCGGCGACATCGTCTTCGACTACCTCGTGGTCGCCTACGACCCCACGGGTGCGGACCCCTGCGGGGCCTCGGGGTTCGACGATCTCCTTCTGGCGGCCTGTCCGACCGGCAGTGGCGTCGTCGGCGCGCCGTACCACGGCGTCGTGGTCGCGTCTGGCGGCACGGCGCCGTACACGTTTGCCATCACCAGCGGCGCGCTCCCAGCCGGTCTGACGCTCGACGCGGCCACCGGCGAGATCACCGGCACGCCGACGGAGTCGGGCACGTTCGTGATCACGTTCGAGGTCACCGACGACGACGCGGCCACCGCCGAGGGCGAATGCACGATTGCGATCGCCGCGGCCGGCGCGGTGGACTGCCTGCAGCCGCCGGGCGCGTCCACCGCGGGACTCACCGGGGAGGCTGAGGCATGACGCGCCTGGATCTCATCAACATGGCGCTGCTCAAAGCGGGCGTCTCGCAGACGGTGGTCACCGAGACCGAGAACACGCGCGAAGGGCTGACCGCGCGCAAGCTGTATGACCCGACGCGGCGGGAAGTCCTGCGCGCGTACCCGTGGGCATTCGCCACGCGCTACGAAAACCTCGAGATCGTCGACGGGGATGACGCGCCCGCCGTGCAACGCCTCGACGGCGCCGTGGAATGGCAGTACGCCTACCAGTATCCGGAGGATTGTCTCTTCGCCCGCCGCCTGGTCGCCGCGGGCGGCCGGCGATTCGATCGGAACCCCTTGCGGTGGCGGGTGGGGCGGGCGAGCCAGAACCTCCTGGTGGTTTTCACGAACGACGTCGACCCGATGCTCGAATACACGGGCGACGTCGATCTCGACACCACGCCCCCGGAACCGCTGTTTGAAAGTGCGTTCACGACGCTCCTGGCGTCGCGGTTCGCGATGTCGCTCTCGCGGGAGGCGAAGCTCGCCCGTGAGCTCTATTTGCTGTTCCGGGACGAGCTGCCGTTCGCACAGACGATCAACGGGCGCGAGGCGCAGCCCGAGCCCGACACCGATCAGGCGAGCTGGCACACGGACCGCTGATGGCCACGAGCGTCCTCCAGCGCGGATTCATCGGCGGCGAGATCAGCCCCGCCAACGGCGCACGCGCCGACCTGGTGCAGTACGCGATGGGCCTGCGCCGCTGCCGCAACTTCATCGTGCAGCGCTCCGGCGGGGTCACGAAGCGCCCGGGCTCGCTGTTCCTCACCGAGGTCAAGGACTCTGACGTCCTGCCACGGCTGATTCCCTATACCGACGAAGCGAATCAGGCGACGTTCGCGCTCGAGTTCGGCGAGGAGTACATCCGGTTCATCAAAACGGCCACCGACGCGCTGGTGCTGGACGGGTCGGACGTCTTCGAGGTCGAGACGCCGTATCAGGCGGGCGACCTGGCGGCGCTGCAGTGGTCGCAGTTCGGGAACGTGCTGACGATCACGTGCGCCGGCCATCCGCAGGCGGAATTGATCCACGTTGACCCCACCGACGACACCGATTGGGTGTACGAGCCGATTACCGTCGAGCCGGGCGTCGACCCGCCAGAGAACGTGACGGCCGAACACGCGCCAGGCAACGTGGGCGCCTTGAATATGCGCTATGTCGTGACGGCGATCAAAGCCGCCACCTTTGAAGAGTCGTACGCGTCGGCGGTCGCCGAGGCCACCGGGGGCGCCGAGCCGACGGTCGCGGCGCCCAACCCGATCAACTGGGATGCGTCAGACG